AGCCCTTGTGAGCTTGTCACATGAAGTGCTGCCTTGATTTGGCGATACGTCATCAAAGTCTATTTCGCGGTTCATGCAGTCTTCAGCCAATACCCGCAGGTTCTTTGTGTCGATGGTCATGGTGCTTCCTTTACATGCCCGATGATGCGTATGCCCACACAGATCGCAGCTAGATCGTCTTCATCCTCAAGATCAATTTCTAGCGTGTCCTCGCCATCACCGTTTTCTGCCGGGCGTTTCAGAATGATTTTCCCGTTGGCTTCTTCATCGTCATAGAGTTCTTCAAACGCTGTACTCAGTGCCGACCGGAAAAGTGTTGCACCTTTGCAATTTCCGCAAACGTCCACTGCCACTGTTAGGCTGTAGTCCCACTGCATAAAGGTCAATTCAAATGAGTGCCTTGCCCAGACAATGTTCGGGTCGTATTCAGTAATCATTTCGTTTTCTCCTTAGTGTGTTTCTTGCAGACCCACGTACGCAGACCCATGACGTGGCGCATGCTGCCGCCACCAGTTGCGCGATGCGCCGCGCAGAGAGGGCAGTAGCGCATGATCCCACTGCCAACGTACTGCCGGTTGCCGTCGGTTGGAAAGAGTGGATGTGGCATCAGTCTTCTCCAATGTATTCTTCAGGCTCATCAAAGTCGGGCTCGTCGTCACGCTCCACAGGCGCACGGTCTACGCCGGAGCCCTTGCAACTGGAGCAAGTTGTGCCGTCGTACTGGCCTTCGCCAGAGCCGTTGCATGCGACGCAGATGCCTTCGTCTTCTTCATCGTGCACCCAGCTGTTGTGCGGATTGTCACGCTCCAATTCGTCCACCGTGTAAGGCAGACCGGGGATGGCGATGGTCATGTTGCGTCTCATGTCAACTCCTTCGGTGTCCACAACTCTGCATGCTTGTCGATCAATACCAGGGCCGCGCGGTACTCTTGGCCGTGATTGTTTTGTCCATGCGTGGCATCAAGGGCCAACTCGAACTGATTGCGAGTGTCGAAAAAGCAACCGGCGCGGATCATGACGCCAGCATCTGTGATCCATGCTTGCACGTAGTCACCGCGCGAACCAATGGGGCCAATAATGAAAAACGGACGGCCCCCAATGAGTTTCTTTCCGCCCAGGTTCGCGCCGTACAGGTTCGCGCCGCGCAGGTTCGCGCCGCCCAGGTCCGCGCCGCCCAGGTCCGCGCCGCGCAGGTCCGCGCCGTACAGGTTCGCGCCGTACAGGTTCGCGCCGCGCAGGTTCGCGCCGCGCAGGTTCGCGCCGTACAGGTTCGCGCCGCCCAGGTTCGCGCCGCGCAGGTTCGCGCCGTACAGGTTCGCGCCGCCCAGGTCCGCGCCGCGCAGGTTCGCGCCGCCCAGGCTCGCTTTCGCTGTCGTTGCCTTTTCCAACGCTTCGCGCATGCTTAATCCAGATCCAGATTCATATTCGAACAATACGGAGCCTGTGTGGCGGTGTTTGATTTGTTGCATTGTCATGCTGCTTCCCCTTTGATGATGTACACCCGCAGACGTTGCAGACGAGCCTCATAGGCGGCGATGCGCGCCTCAGCCCACTCACGGTCTTTCAGCGCTTCGAGCAGCGAGTGCTCGGCGTCATACAGATCGTCGGATGCCACGGCCTGCGGCGACGGACGTCGGTACATATTCATGAGTGGTGCGAACGGGTTCTTCATTGTGCTTGCTCCTTGAAAAAACGTGAGATGTCGCGTTTACGGTTGGCGACGGCCCGATGGTCAGAGTTGCTGCTGGCCAGTACATACACCAGCTTGCGCCCGGTGGCATCGACGATCTCGGCCTTGTGATGGCCCTTGCCGGTGCGTGACATCTTGAGGAGCCGCAGGCCCCCCTGCGACAGCTCCTTGTTAAATTCCCGAAGGTCTTTGTCCATGGTATTGTGTTTAGAGTTTACAGTATACCCTAAAAGCTCCATGCGTCAAGCATCTTGTTGACCTCCACACGCACCTCTTCGCGACGGTCGGGATCAATGCGTAACGTCTCTGCCGTTGTGCCTGCCAGCACCTTCTCAAGCTGGGTCTTGGCAGCGGACAGGTCCGCATCACCGGCGACGTTGAAGTCCCCGATCAGATCACACAGCTCGTAGGCATTCGTTACCAACGTGTCATGGAAGCGCTGCTGTTTCAGCTCACCGTCCTTGCCCTCCACCGACACCAAGCGCTCGGCCATGCGACGCAGGTGATCACCCAGTTGTTTGCGCAGCCCGCTCATGGCCTCGTCGATGCGGCGTGTGTTCGCCTTCTCCAGCCTAGTACGCAGGTCGGCTTGCGCCTCAGCCGGGATGGCCACGCGGAAGTCATTGGTCACCGGCATCGGGTCGAAGTCGTAGGAGAAAGCAAACTTGCGTCGAATCTCGGACACGTGTGGGAACTCGTTGCGGTTGAACATGGAGCCCAGCGCCATAGCCTGCGCCGTAATCAACGTAGGATAGATTGCACAGAACGCCTCGACTTGCGCGTCGAACTCACCCTTGAAGTCGCTCATGCGTTTGTCAACCTTCAACAGACGGTTGGTTGGAATCCAGCGCTGACCGTTGGCCCACTCGGCGGTGTTCTCGTACACGTAGGTGCGCGCTGCGCCCACCACGGCCTGAATGTCCACCAGCTCGGTGCGTCCGGCCATGAGGGACTTGTTGACACGGGCGGCACCCTTGGCACCGGCACCCTTGTCGTGCAGCACTTCATCAGTGACGCCCTTGTCGAGCTTGCGCGCGGTCCACACGGAAGCGTTGAATGACATCAGCATGGTGGCTGTGTCGATAGAGATGGAATGAACTTGTGTGTTTGTGTTTGACATGATGTTTCCTAGTTTTGAAATTGGCTGTTGAGAAGGTCTGCGAATACCTGCGCCAGCCGATGCAGTTCTTCGTTGCTTTCATCAGGGACATACACGGTATGCCCTGAGTCGTAGACAAAGCGCACAAAGCGCCTGCCGGGGAAGCCCATTCTGGCCAGCTTCCATGTAGTGATCGGAGCGCTGCCGCCCCAAGGCCCCGTCACCTCCACGCCATTAAGCGTGACGGTATACAGCTTCACAGCAAACAGGCTGTTGTCGAGCGCCTTGAGACTGTCACGCAGCGCGTCGTAGGGGTGTGGCTTGGGGGTGAAGGGTTTACGTGGCGGGAGTGCCATTGCTATACCTCGCTTCTGCCATCATCAGCATGTTGGACTGCAGCTGCTCCATATCCGCACCCTCCGGCATGTCCACAACATAGGCTATGTACGTCTCGCTGGTGCCGCCCACCTCTGGGTTAAACACCCGCCCAAACATATACAGGTTTGCGACGCTACCTAATATGAAGTTGTACTCATGCAGCAGCTGCAGGTGCGGGGGTATGTTGATCCAGCCGATTCTCATAGCCCCACCGACTGGATGTCGATCTTCTTGCCCTTGAGCGGCTTGAAGCCGGTGTTGTCGACGATACCCCATAGATGCGGGATGGGCGCCATGCTGTACTGGTGCTCGATATACCCGTCGGTCAGCATGATGATGCACCGGGCCTTGATCTTCTTGGCCTTGATGTGCTCCGCTACACACGACACCGTGGTGCCCCCACCCCCGGCAGGTTTCAGCTGCTTGGCGATCTTGTCGTAGTCGCGCGCAGTGAACGTCTGCTCGCCCGCGATCTTGGTATCCCACCAGATCATCCGCACCTTGGCCGGCTTGACTTGCTGGCAGATGCGCGCCACCTCACCGAACACCGTGGGGTACACCCCGGTCATGGAGCCTGATGTGTCGCAGGCTATGATGATCTCGCCCACTGCCTCACTGTAGTGTGATGGCAGGAGAATCCCAAGCGGTTGCAAGCGCTTGTTGGGCGGGCTGAATCGGGACATCTCGTCACCCTCGGCCAAGTCCTGTATGAACCGGCGCAACGGTCCTTTCCAATCCGTGCGCCGCTCTTGGAACCCACCGACACGCCCGCCGCTACCGGCTGCACCGCGCTTCTTGGCCAGCATCTTCTCGCGCACGATCTGGCCTTGGGCATTGGCGTCCTGCATATCCTGCTTGAGTTTGTCGACCTCCTCTGCAGACATTTTGTCTGCACCCGGCATACCCTGCTTCTTGCCCGGGATGTGCTGATCCAAGGTACCGCCGGGCTGTCCGGGTTTACCTGCACCGGCCTGCGGCCTACCGTTCTGCGGCTGCTGCGGTGGGGGGTTCTTCAACAGGTCCTGCAGAACTTCGAGGAACGACATGCCACGGTACTTGGCATCCATGAGTGGTGGTGGCTCCACAATCCATTCGATGAACCCGCGCCCGGCGTCCAAGTCCTCGATCATCAGGTTGACCACGTGATCCATCGCCATGTTGGACGCGTCAGGGTGTTTCTCGACAATGGACGTGTACTCCACGCAATGCATGAGCATCTTGTGTAGTGTTTCATGCGCAACTAACATGCGCACCATCTTGCGCGTCAAGCCCGTAACGAAGTCCGTGTTGTAGAACACGTCGCGGCCATCGGTGCCGGCAGTAGGCATCACGTCGTCACCCACCATCTCCACCTTGCCGATTTGTGTAGCCCCACCCATAAGGCAGAACTCGTCGTCGCGCATGATGTCGAACGACGCAGCAGTGATCCGCTCGCGCGGGGTCAAATCTTTCCAAGCCATGTGTTTTCTCCTTAGTTAAAGAACTTGCGGTTCTCGCCCAATAATTTTCCGAAGATTTTCGACGTCGCGAACATGCTGATGGCGCTGCTGTTGGCGATGCTGCTGATGAACAGGGACTGCATCTCGCCCTTGCGACGCGCCACGTACTCGGTCACGGCTTCGGCCTGCTCGTAGTTGCTGGTCTGGGTGATGAGCTGGAACGTCTGGACAATTTGCGCAACGGGGGACTCCGGCATCGGGCAACCAGCGGGGTCCTTGACAACGCGCTCGAACGACGGGATGTCACGCCCGAAGCGGATAAACGATGTCAGCTCGCTACCGAACGCTGGCCCCACGGTACCATTGAGCGCGGCTTGCAGCGTCTGATCATCTACGGTACCGGCACGCTTGCTGTTGTTGATGATCTTCGATGCGCTGTGCAGCGAGCGCGGCGTCACCACCTGCCCTTGGCCTGCGTCCTTGGGGTTGGCGATCCATGCGTTGTGCTTGCCGATGGACTTGCCCTCGAACTTGCCGCCCGGCTCGTAGTCGAGGAAGGAATCGAAGATTTGGGGGAACATCTCCGTGGCAGCGATCAACTCAGGGCTCAGCTTCTTGGGGATGGCGAAGTCGTTGACCCACTCCTTCTGCGTTGGCTTGCGCATGCGCACGATGGTGATACGGTTACGCAAGTGTGCCTGCATAGCGTCGCCCAAACCCTCTTCGCTCAGGTTGGTACAGCCGAACACCACCGACCCCTCTGGCATGTGGTACTGGCCGATACGCTGCTCGTAGACGATGGGTGCCAAGACGTCTTTAATGAACTGCCGCGCCTTGGCGATCTCGTCCAAGCACACCACAATCGGCACGCTACCGTGCACGCTGCGCTGGTTGGCGTTATGCACTCCGAACCGCTCGTTTGGCAACTCTCGGGACACGCCTGCATCACGGTCGATGTCCGGCATCCACACAGAACCGTCGCTCAACTGGGTGCAGTCGATGGGCTTGACGATCAGATGGTTGGCGAAGAACGGGTCAGTTGCGAACTCGTGTGCAATAGCGGTCTTGCCCACGCCGGCCTCGCCTTCGATCAGGATGGTCTGCTCGTGGCCCGTAGCCTTGATCAGGTTGGAGATTTGCTTGTGGGACAGGATGTCAATAGTAGTCATAATGTTTACTCTAAGTTGTGTTTGACCGCTGTTATAGGGGCGGCTGACCCTTGGCTTTCAGGTGCAGACATTATGTCTGCACCGTCGTGTTAGTGTACACCCTAAAATCAGAGTGTCCAGTTCTTTGGCAGCTCCGTGGGAAACATCGGCAGCGGTACTGCGTCGTGGCGCTTCGGAGCCCACGTACCCGCCTCCAGCAGGGCCAGCACGCTACGTGTAACCTCTTGTGGAGTAGGATCGACATAATCCGCCAGTTCCTTCTGCCTCCATGAATACCTGCGGGGCGTGGCCTTGTACTCCCGCTTGTCCATGAGGCTGCGCGTTGCCTGTGCATACATGGTGCGCAAGTGCTCGATAACGCTCTCCTGCAGCGTCTCCCCGTCCCAATAGCGCAGCTCCCACGTGCTTGTCTTGCTACTTCTGAACGGGTGCCCGTCATTTGCATCCGGGGTGTGGGTAGCGATCACCTCCGGCACCGTCTGCTCCAACAGGAAACAGATATTGGACAGGTTCTCTCGAAACGCCTTGCGCCACGCCTTGAACTCCTCGCTTACCTTGGGTACGTACACTTGTGAGTGGTGACTCCGGGCCATATCCAGCGTGCCAAGGGGCGTTATCCACAGGTCGGTGCTCAGTTCACCCGGGCCGATTGGCACCTTGCGTTCTCCGTCTTTGGTACGGTACATCTCCACCTGATTGACATGCACCACGTGGTGCATGAATTGGCTGCTGGTTGTCCGGCTGTCCCACGAATACTGCACCCGGTAGCTGCCGTCCGCCTCGGGCTTGTAGAAGCGTGCCATTGTGGTGTGGTACAGGATGACGTCGAACCAGTCCCCGTTGTAGCGGCGCTCGACGCGGTAGTGGCGCTGGTACTTGCTGCCCAGTGGACGCTCGTTCTCGCTCCAGCCGCTTCCTCGGGGCTTGCTGATCTTGGCGAAAAGATCAAGGCAGTCTTCGTATGAGTTTGCGCGTTGCAGGTTGCGTGTGTTTGATAACATTGTGTTTTCTCCTTAAAGGGTTTCAAAGATGGTGGCCAGCGCACTGATGGCATCGCGGGCGCGGTACAACTGTCCGGTCAGATCGTAGGGCCCGCTGCACTCGGCAGCAGACGCGATCAAGCGCGTGAACAGGGGTTCGTCAACGTGCGCCACGTCGTTGGTGTCCTTCACGCTGGCGTATATGCCGTTGGCGTAGTGCTGCGCAACCAACAGTTGCAGGGGGTTTAGGTCTTCATTCATGTGTTGCTCCTTTTAAGTTAGTCTTCGTCCCCAGCATAAGGATCGTTGGTCTGGAACTTCTCGCTGTGCCCACACTGGCAGTCGTACTTGCCGTACTCGTGCACACGGTCGTTGCCGTCATAATCGAAATCGCAGTCCCAAACGATTTCTTCTGGTATTGCACCGCACCTAGCGCAGCGCACGTCATCTTCGTTTTCAAAAGCGTCCATACTTTTCTCCTAGATTAAAACGCCGTTCTCGTCGAACTCCCATTCGTTCACCGCGGCGGTATCGGCAAACGCATCCTCTTCAAAGTACCCGTCGTACTCGTCCTCAAGGTCTTTGTATATCGTGTCGGCCAGCTCCCGGCATGCAGACAAAATGTCTGCCTCCAGTGCGTCGATCGCGGCCTGCCCGCCGATGGCGTCGAACAGGTCTCCGACACGCGCATCTTTGAACAGCCCCTCTATGGCCAGCAGCCCGTCACCGTCGTTGTCCTCGGTGTACTGCGGGATGTCGTCTATAGACATCGTGTAGCTATGGCTGTACCGCCCCGCCGTGGTGATCTTGGCAGACGATGAAATCCAACCCTCCTCGATCAGCGCCAGCAGTATCTCGCGCTTCACAGCATCCTCGGGCGCCACCATATGCGTGGTGATCCACGGCTTCAGGAATACACGCCCCTTCCAGCAAGCCCCGTCACCCTGCGAGCTGAAGCCCGAGAAATAAATCTCGTCGATGTCGTAGCCCTTGGCTTTGACGTCCGGGTCGGACTTGTAGTCGTCGATGGTGGCGTCCCACCAGTCGTAGCCAGGCATGGCGTAGCGGCCGATGGCGCTCTCTTTTGCGCGTTGGCTTAGTTCGGTGAACTTGAACACGGTCTTTTCTTCGACGTCGGTTGTCATAGCTTTCCCCTTAGTTTGTGTGGGTGTCCCAAGGTCATAGCGTGGAGCGTGGCCATGTTGCGTAGCAACTCCTTGCGATCCTTGGGTGTGGTGGGTATGACCGTCAACGGGTAGGTAGTCGTGATGTAGTAGAAGGGCCCCTGCGATGCCACCCCGTGGGTGTAGCGCGTGCGTACCTCGATCACCGGCGCCCCTTCCCGGTACACGATGCGTGGGTCCAGTGTGATCTGGCCCTTGCGGTTGACAAATAGCGTCGCGTTGTTGGCGATATGAGCGGTGCGTGGCTGCGTGGGGTTAGGCGAGTTCATCAGGCACCTCGACTTCATCACCCAATTTCGATGTCACGAAGCATCTGCACGCTGCGATCAGTGTGGTAGAACTGTCGAATCCGAATACGCCGTCCTTTCTATATGCCGCCCGCCACCCGGCTATCTTTCTGCCCTTTCGAATAGAGGCAAAACAGATGCCCTCCCGCTCAATGATCGGCCCGCCTTGTGCCCAGTCAGTGGAGTAGTGTGGCCCGGTTGGTTGTGCAGTGCCGCGCTGATAAATGCGGCCGTCAGGCGCATAGTCGGTATCGCCCTTAACATAGGACTTCCCAACGAGCTTCGCCACCATCCTGTCCAGCACGGGGCCGGACGCGGTTGATACTTTGACTTTCATTTCGATACTCCTTCTGGTTGATGCAGACAAAATGTCTGCAATTGGGTTGCCTTCCAAGCGTCTCGGAAAGCGATGCGATCGGGCTGCAGGCCCCAGCGCGTTTTGTAGTGCTTGATCTCTCGCACGAATATGGCCAGCCGTTCCCGGTCGAGTGCCAACTGTTCTTGCTTCGTGAGTGGTGAAATTTTGCTCATGTCAGTGCTCCTGAAATTACGAAAAGGGAAGGGAGTGGGTCCGCCGGCGCGTCGTAGGTGAGGCAGCGTGGGGGATTGCCGCTGCCGTAGCTGCCGCTGCCGCTGCCGTCGCCGTAGCCGCTGCCGTCGCCGTCGCCGTAGCCGTAGCCGCCGTAGCCGCCGTCGCCGTAGCCGTAGCCGTAGCCGTAGCCGTTGCCGTTGCCGTTGCCGTCGCCTTGCATCTACTGCTCGCAAGGGATGGTAAACAGGACGTTGGCGGGCGTATCAAGCAGGACGATACCGCAAGGGTCCAGCACGGTGTCTTTAGTGGGTCCGTTGAGCGCGATTTCGCCAAGGCCTGTGGTTGTGCCCCACTTTCGGATGTTGTATGCGTCGGTGATGTACGCGGGTTTCGTATCGGTTGCGGCGTGGTAGTTGCCGATGAACACCCAACCCGCTTGCAGGACTACGATGCGTTTGTTGTGGTTTATTACTTTTGACATTGTGGTTCTCCTAAGTTACTGGTGGCCGACCAGTGGCGGATTCAAAAAATACGTTATCAAGAAGAGGGCTGGCAAGGGGTCTACGGGTGCGTCGTAGGTGAGGCAGCGTGGGGGATTGCCGTTGCCGTAGCCGCCGTTGCCGTCGCCGTCGCCGTAGCCGCTGCCGTCGCCGTTGCCGTAGCCGTAGCCGTTGCCGTAGCCGTTGCCGTAGCCGTTGCCGTTGCCGTAGCCGTTGCCGTTGCCGTAGCCGTCGCCGTTGCCGTTGCCGTAGCCGTAGCCGTAGCCGCCGTAGCCGCCGTAGCCGCCGTCGCCGTTGCCGTTGCCTTGCATGGTCAGCTATGGGTGTAGCCGTCGGGCTCGATGCCCAGCCACATCCCGGCAAACTGCACCATGACACATCCGGGCCCGTGCTGCACCGTGCGTCGGAAAGCGCGATAGGGCCGGTATGACTGGTACGCTGGGGCTGGCAGCGTGGCACATGTGCGCAGCCACACCTTGTGGAGCGCTTTGCGTTGTGGTTTCGTGAGTGTGATCATTGTGTTACTCCTTCATCCGCAGCTTGGGGAGAGACAGCACCTGCTTGGAGATCGCTTTGCACTCCGCGTCCAACTGTTTCTGCCACAGCACGATGCCGGCCTCACGTTCGCGCAGCTTGTTCTCGCGCTCGGTGAACTGCTGCTCACGGGCCCGGATGTACTCGTGCGCGGTGTCGAGCGTCAATAGGGGTATCTTGAAGTCCAGCACATCCATGCTGTTGATCAGGCGCAGGAAGGGCTCCGCATCGGGTACGTTCAGGATGGCGGGCTTGTGTGTCGCCACCAGTTTGAAAAACCGGATGCAGGCGTCGGTGACTTCTGCGGGAAGCGGTGTTGTGTTTGTTTTGGCCATGATGGCACTCCTTACGTTGTTTGCCTGTAACCGACAGGCGGCGGGGTTCGGTATGCAGACATTTTGTCTGCATGTGTTCGGTGCGGGACTATGAGTGGTGCGCACGGCCGGCCGCTGCCCGGCGCTTCTCGGTGCGCTCTTTCTCGCGGGCAGCGGTAGCGTCGTGCAGGGCTTCGGTCGCTGCGTGTAGTTTGTCGGGGTCGCGCAGTCCGTTGAGCGTTGCCGCGCGCCAGTCGGCCAGTTCTTTCTGCCGTTCAGGCGGCAGCAAGTGCACCCAATTCACCGGGGCCACGTCGTCCACGCCCCTAGTGTAGGCAACGTCTAGCGCTTCGTTGAGCGTGTCTATGAGGATGGCGTCACCGTCGTAGCGTCCGGTGTGCTCCATGGTGACCGTGGTACGCGCAGACAGCTCCTTGGCAAGCCAAGCGATGAGCTTGTCCCACCGCACATCGGATGCGCTCTGCTCCATCGACGCACTGAACGGGACGATACGCTTACCGCGACACTCGATCTTGGCGTACAGTACGTCGAACGCCTCCATGAATGCGGAGTGCACTCTTCGCGGCACCCAGTTGCTCCAGTGCAGCCCGTCGCCCGGCAGCCCCCGCTTAGCGGCGATCTCGGGTATGGTGAGGTTGTCCAGATTGAGCGTGTACGCTTGCTGGATGGTTTGCTTGGTACGCAACAGCACGGTCAGGTACGGTTCATATACCGGCCCCTTCTCCGCCCACTGTGCATCCTTACGCCAACGCGCCATGTTGGACTGCTTGTTCTTGATGTCAGCGTTTAGCGGCTCCAGCAGCCGCGACCAGTCGCGCGCAGCGGTCAGCTTAATGCGTACGTCGTTTTGCTTGCAAATCTGCTTTGTCAAGCGTTCTGCCTCTGTAACCGACAGTCCATTCTCACGGAGCAGCCGGAAGGTTTTAGATGCTTTCATAGGACTCCTTAGTGCAGACAAAATGTCTGCTTCACACAGTATACGTGATATTTCCGTGATTTCGATGCACGTAAACCGAGGCCTTCCTCGCGGAACCCGCATGGATACTAGCTCTCCCGAGCTTCACATAAATTACCTCGCAGAAAAAAAGAGCAAGCATTGATCTATGGGAAGGACTTTACGTAAGTCCGAGAGCGAGAAGGGCGAGCGTACGTATTCTCTTTTATTCTCCTTCTTACCTTAATTTAATTAGATATAGATAAATAAAGAGAAGTAAAAGAGAAAAGCCATACAAATCAACGCTCAAACGCGGCACGGCGTAAGGTAATGGCATACGCACATTGAAAATCATGAAAACCACGAGAAAGCGTACATACGCTATAAGAATACCTTATGCGTATGTACTTTTGAATGCCTTCTATTAGCGGAACTGATGCTCAACGAGGCGCCGCGTGCGGATTCCGGGCACCTTGATGACTCGAATCGCCTCGTAGGTGGGATGTACGCTTACTGTACCGTTGACCCATGCACGTGCCCACGGGCCGAAGTCTGGGAGCGTTTCCACCGTAACGACAGGTGCAGACAAAATGTCTGCATGAGTGGTCAGTTGTCCGAGGTCGTGCGCTGCCATGTGGAAGTGCTCACGAGTCCATTCGCGCTTGAGGGCCAGGGCCATACGAGCAGCGCGGGTGACGGTGTAGTTGTAGTTTGCTTTTGACATGATAGTTCCTTAACGTGTTGTGCAGACATATTGTCTGCAAGTGTTCGCGACATGCGACGCACCACATAGCCCTGACTCGCAAGGCTACAGGATGGGAACGCTTTGGTGTGGCGCGCGGCGCACAAACCTGTACGCCCGCTACTGTGCCGGCCTACTCTGTTGCGCCCGCTACTGTACGAGGGGTATTGAACCCGCCGAATCCCCGCGCTCAGATAACTCCGTAGCAGGAATCCGACGGTGATTGAATAAACGTATATACGCTTACTGTGCAGTTGCGATGTATGACAGGATGCCCTTACGCATTGATGCGTATGTGTCGAAGGTCGCGTCCAGCTCCTTGAGTAAGCGTACTTGTGCGGCAGTCAGCACGATCTTGTCTGCAACCTTTGCAGACATTTTGTCTGCATCGTCTGCGGTGATGTCTCGAAGCATGCGGTTAACCTGCTGCTCCAAGGCTGTGCTACGCAATGCCTTGCCAGTCTCAGCATCACGTTGGTCGGCATAGGACTTCTTGTGATGCACGTATGCCGTGGCCAATGCGATTTTGGCATTGTTTTTCGAGAGCTTGCCTTCGTTGTAGTCCTTGCGCACGATTTGCACAGCGTCTTGGTAGGACAGTGCGGCAAGCACCAACGTGTTGACGTGAGCCAGTGTTGTTGTGGAAACTGTGGGGGAGAGAGTCTTAGCAGCCATGATGGCCTCCTATACCGAATGCTTGGTAACACCCTAGCGTCTTTCGATACCTCAATTGTAGGAATGGGGGTCGGCAACCCTCCCTCGGTTGACCCCACTACCCCCCTACCCCCACTTGCTATGTGCCACGACGGCGCCGATATAGAACACTGTGTCAGAAGAACGATTACCAATCCATAGTAATTTTGTCAACTATTAATTTCATAAATTTTTTTGCTATAAAAAACATAGCACCACGGACGAAAAAAAGCCCCGGAGCATTGCGCGCCGGGGCTTAATTCAAGGAGCATCACGTTTGTGAGGAAAACACAACTAAACCCCACGCCGCCATTATATGCTACATTTCGTATATTACAAGGGCTTTGCATGTTATTCGAGCACCTTCTATCGCCAGAGTTTACCGACATCGACGACCTACCCGCGGAAGCCATCTTCAACGCGCAGGTGGAAACGCTCGACTGGCTGGATGACGACACCGCACCAGTAACCGGCGCCCCACCCAAACCACGCGACAGTGCGCTCGCCCAGCAGGCCTTCGCAGCGCTCACCGCCGGCGCACCCCCGGACAAGCAGCTCACCGACATCAAGAACCTCCGTACACCGGCGGCCGTACGCCATCTCGTGGGGATGCTCAGTGCCTACGACTGGGACTTCGTGGAGCAGGCCAAACAGCTTCGCGGCTTCGTGGTGGCCAAGCTGCTGGAGGAGACCAAGGACCCCGTGGCGCGCAACCGGCTCAAGGCGCTGGAGCTTATCGGCAAGATAACGGAGGTAGCCGCCTTCACCGAACGCTCCGAGGTCACGCACAAGAACGAAGACTCAAGTGTCATCGAAGAACGGTTACGCGCTAAACTCAAGTCCTTGCTCCCGCCAACAATCGAGGTGCAGGACGCCGAGGTGAAAGAGATCGCCATCGTGGCGCGCGTAGCGCCCACGTACGCTAAAGACACATGATGGACGAGCAGCACGACCTTACCGAAGCGGACATCGAGGCGCTTCTTGCGGCCGTACCGGGGATGCAGGGTAAGGAGCAGGAGGCGCTGCTGGGCGACATCGAGAAGTGGCAGCATTCGCGCACGATACGCGCGGCCAAGGATGACTTCATGGCGTTCTGCCATTACGTTTACCCGAACTTCAAAGAGGGGCCACATCACCGGTTCCTGAAACCGATCCTGCACCGCACCAAAGACGGCACCGAGCCGCGGGTTACCGTGAGCATGCCGCCGCGCTTCTCCAAGTCGGAGACCGTCGCCTTTCTGTTCGTCGCGTGGTACCTTGGGCACAACCCGTCCCACCACATCATGATGGTGACGCACACGGCCGACCTGTCCGCAGACTTCGGGCGCAAGGTGCGCAACCTGATCGACGACGCCAAGTACAAGGAGATTTTCCCCGACACCATCGTCTCCAAGGACAAGAGCGCTTCATCCAACTGGGCGACGACGCTCGGCGGGAAATATCTGGCCATCGGTATCGGGGCCAACGTGGCCGGCCACGGCGCCCACCTGCTGATTTGTGATGACTTGGTGTCGGAGCAGGCGATGCTGGCCAATCCGGAGGTGCAGTTCGCCAATGCGTGGGAGTACATGCAGATCGGCCCGCTGCAGCGGCTGATGCCGGACGGTAAAATAGTGATGATCGGCACGCGCTGGGGCAAAAAAGACCCGATCGGGCGCGCGCTGCAGTGGGCGATCGACAATCCGGACTCACCGCAGTGGTTGGAAGTACGCTTTCCGGCGATTTTGCCTTCTGGTAAGTCGTTATGGCCAGAACAGTGGCCTGTTGAGCAGCTACTCTCCAAAAAGGCGTCGATGTTGCAGCAGTTTTGGTCCGCGCAGTACATGCAAGAACCTACCTCCGAGGAGGGCGCGCTCATAAAACGCGAATGGTGGAAGATTTGGCCGCACGAGAAGCCGCCGAAGGTAGAGTTCATCATCCAGGCGTGGGATACGGCGCACGAAGCGAAGACCCGGGCCGACTACTCAGCGTGCGTGACCGTCGGAGTGTGGACAACCGAGGACAACGAGAGCAGAATTATCGTTTTGGACTGCATCAAAGGGCGCTGGGAGTTCCCAGAGCTGAAGATCAAGGTACTGGAGCACTGGAAACAATGGGAACCTGACTCGCTTATCGTTGAAAAGAAGGCTGCCGGCGCTCCGCTGATACAGGAACTGCGTCGGATGAACATCGTCGTGCAGGAAGTGAGCCCGAGCCGCAAGGGCAACGGCATTTCCAACGACAAGTACGCTCGGGTGAACGCCATATCCGACATTTTCTCGTCCGGGCTGGTGTACGCGCCCGATACGCGGTGGGCCCACGCGCTGATCGACGTGGTGGCGGAGTTCCCGTTCGGCGCCAACGACGACGAGGTTGACTGCCTGCAGATGTGCATATCGCGGTACCGGGACGGCGGATTTATTCGACTCGCGAATGATTTTGACGATAATGTTGAGGATTTCCGGGCCCGGCAGAAGGCGTATTACGGTTGACGGCCCGCTAAAACCCCTCAAATACAGGACAAATCATGGAAAAAACCCTGAATCCAGCCCCCCGCGGCCTCGATATTGAGGACGATATAACCGGTGCGGAGCCGTTTGAGTTCGAGGTGGAGGGTGAAGATGACACGCATACGGTCAATCCGGATGGCACCGTGACCATCGTGATCAAGGAAGAAACCCAAATAATCACCGGTTTTGACTCAAATCTGGCCGAAAAGCTGGACAAAGGGGTGCTTTCCATGCTCGGTTCCGAGCTTTTGGAGCAGGTTGAGGAGGATTTGAGCAGCCGCAAGGAGTGGGAAGAGACCTTTGTCAAGGGTCTTGAGGTGCTGGGGATGAACTACGACGAGCGCACGGAGCCGTGGGTCGGCGCGTGCGGGGTTTACTCTACGGTGCTTGCGGAGGCGGCCATACGCTTTCAGAGCGAGACCATCATGGAGACGTTCCCCGCCGCCGGGCCCGTCAAGACCGAGATCATCGGTGAAGAGACCGATGAGAAGCGCGAAGCGGCCGTGCGCGTGCGCGACGACATGAACCACGAGATCACCGAGGTGATGCAGGAGTACCGCCCGGAGCACGAGCGCATGCTGTTCTCCCTTGGCCTTGCCGGCGCGGCGTTCAAGAAAATCTACAAGGACACACGGCTTGACCGACAGGTGTCGCTGTTCGTGCCGGCCGAGGACGTCATCATCCCTTGGGGCTCCGCCGGAGCGCAGACCGCCGAGCGCGTGACACATGCCATGCGCAAGACCAAGAACGAGGTGAAGCGGCTGCAGGCGGCGGGGTTCTATATAGACAAGGACTTGGGCGACCCGGCACCGGCGAGCACGAACATCGAGAAGCGCAAGGCCGAGCAGCAGGGGTACACCCTCAACAACGACGAGCGCTACCAGTTCTACGAGATTCAGGTCGACCTGAACCTGAAGGGCTTCGAGGAGCCGGATGAGCTGGCCGTGCCGTACATCGTGACCATCGACAAGGGCACCGGCACGGTGATGTCCGTGTATCGTAACTGGGAAGAGACCGACAGTCGCAAACTGAAACGGCAGCACTTTGTCCAGTACACATACATTCCCGGGTTCGGCGCCTACGGCCTTGGCCTGATCCACCTGATCGGCGGCTACGCGCGCTCGGGCACCTCCATCATCCGCGAGCTGGTTGATGCCGGCCAGTTGTCCAACCTGCCCGGCGGGATGAAAACCCGGGGGCTGCGGATCAAGGGCGACGACACGCCGATCGGGCCCGGCGAGTTCCGTGACGTGGATATTGCCTCCGGTACACTGCGCGACAACATCATGCCGCTGCCGTACAAGGAGCCGTCCAACGTACTGTTGTTGCTGCTGGACAAGCTCACCGAAGAAGCCCGTCGGCTGGGGGCGATCAGCGACATGAACATCAGCGACATGAGCGCCAATGCCCCGGTGGGCACCACGCTGGCACTGCTGGAGCGTACGCTTAAAACGATGTCGGCCGTGCAGGCGCGTGTCCACTACTCCATGAAGCAGGAGTTCAAGCTGCTGGCGGCGATCATTCGCGACAGCAAGCCAGAGGACTACGGCTACGAGCCGGTCGATGGCCCGCCAAGTGTCAAACGTGCAGACTATTCGCTGGTGTCGGTCATCCCGGTCAGTGACCCGAACTCATCCACGATGGCACAGCGGATCATGCAGTACCAAGCGGCCGTCCAGCTGGCTGCAGGGGCCCCGCAGATTTACGACCTACCCCAGCTTCATCGGCAGATGCTGGAAGTGCTCGGTATCAAGAACGCGGCCAAGCTGGTGCCCACCGACGAGGACCAGACCCCACGCGACCCGATCAGCGAGAACATGGCGTTCTTGAGCGGCAAACCGACCAAGGCGTTCTTGGCGCAGGATCACCAGAGCCACATCACTGTCCATAGTACGTTTATCCAAGACCCAATGATTGCCCAGACGATTGGGCAGAACCCGCAGGCGCAGCAGATGGCTGCCGCCGTGCAAGCGCACATCGCCCAACACCTTGGCTTCCTGTACCGTCAGAAGATAGAGGAGCGCATGGGCGTCACGATGCCGATGCCAGATGCCGAGTTGCCGCCCGAGATCGAAGTGCAGTTGTCACGCGCAGTGGCCATGGCCGCGCAGCAGCTGCTGACGATGAACCAAGCCTCCGCCGCGCAGCAGCAGGCCCAGCAGATGGCGCAGGACCCGATCATCCAGATGCAGCAGAAAGAGCTGGCCATCAAAGAGCAGGACGTGCAGATCAAAGGTCAGAAGGTGCAGGGCGAGCTGGCGCTGGCGCAGGCCAAGATGCAGGCCGAGAACCCCGGGGCTGCCGAGCAGATCAAGGTAGCCGCCGCACAGCAGAAGGCACAGCAGGACGCGGCCACGGCCCAGCAACAGCAAGCACAGGCGGCGCAGGCACATCAGCAGCAGTTGGTCGCGCAGGCGCAGCAGGCCGAGAGCCAGCGCCGGATGGCGGAGCAGAACACGCAGGCGCAGGCCGCACGCGCAGCGCAGGAGCGCCAGCAGAAGGAAGTCACCCACGTGCAGGCGCTGTCCCACAAGCAGGAGCTGCACCGCCAGCGGCTGGAGCAGCAGAAGCAGGTCAAGGCCGCGGCGAAGGCTGCCGGCGCCGGGGCGAAACCAAAACCCGTGAAGAAGGAGACTACGTAATGGCCCTTGCACAAGTCATAAACCATCAGGCGCTTGACGAGAAGCGGGCGGCGCTGGCAGTGCTGGAGCGGCTGCGTGAAGAAGTGGAGGCGGGTACGGTTACCTGCTTCATGGGCGTAACGATCGACGCCGACGATAACGTGGCTACGTGGTCAGGAGCGACGATGCGCGTAAGCCGCCTGCGCTCGATGGGCGCGGTCTCGCATCTGCTGGCGTGCCTACATAACGGAGAGGTCTAAATGAACGAAGAAGATAGCGTACTCGGTCTCCTGCATAAGCAGTGCGAAGACGAGAAGCAGGCAACCGTCGATGCGATGGTTTCCGGCGGGGCCAAGGATTTTGCCGACTACAAGGGTATGTGCGGGCGGATTCACGGGCTGGCCGTGGCGCAGGCGCGCATCAACGAGATGGCTGACAGGCTGCGGCGTCAGCAGGAATGAATTGGATGGAGTTTTCTGGGGTTCTCCGCCATGTTTTTAACCCCATGCGTGAAGGAAAATCATGAAATACGCGTTACCCGAGTTCGCGGCGGTGGGGGAAACCTCCGCTGTGCCGACCGAGACCGACGAGGTGAAAGCCTCGCAGGTGCCCGAGCCCAAAACGTACCACCTGCTGTGCATGCTGCCACAGGC